AAACAAAATGAAAACAATACCAATAATAACAAACAAAAAAGATATTAACGGAAACCGAATTTACAAAGTAGTAATTTTTGATAATTCTGAAAATATTAAAAAGGTTTTCGATAATCAAATTATGACTGATAAAGGTTATCAGTATGCAAATTTAAAATAAATAAAATGAGTTCAAGAAGTTACCCAATGTACAATATAATTCAATCGTGTGCTTATTCTAGTCAACCCTATACAAAAGGGAACAAAAGCTTTGGAGTAAGAAAGCATAGTGAAATTAATGTTAAGGTAGGAAGTAGTGCCACTCACTCCAATGACTTTTGTACAATCAAGCAAAGTGTTAGAGATTTTGGAAATTGGCGAATATTTCAAATTAAAGTCGATAACAAAATTATAAAGACTGCCTATTTCAATACACGAACGAAACACTACACCAACAGAAAACCAAAAGAATTAATTTAAATCTAATCAAATGAAAACAAAATACATTAAAAAAGAAAAAGATTATCATTTATTATCTTTTGAAGAATGGGAAAAGAAATACAAACCCATACATAAAAGTAACGGAAACATATTTTTTGACACTCATAGTGAAAAAGATTTGAAATTTATAAAAGAATTTCAAAATAAAAATAGCATTTTAAATTGTTGGACTCTTGTTGATGGAGATGATGAATTATATATTGATTCAGGTTTGAGATGGATTAATAGAATGGAGTATGTTATAACCGAAATACCAAGAGAGTCAAAAGACATATTAGTACAAGCTGAATATTAAACTAAACAATATGAAAGAAATTAAAAAATTACAAACAGGAATAGCATTAAATCACGTTAATAAAAATGGGGTTACAAAAATTAGTATTAACGAAAACAAAAAATATGAAAATTAAATTAAGAGAATTATCAGAAAAAGAAAACAGAGAAAACCTATTTATTCTAGGTATAGAATTTTTAAAAGTGATAGCATACATTATTGGATTTTTTATATCTTTAAGATTAATCTATAAATTTTTTATATGGCTTTAACATACAACGAAGAAGAATATTCTTGTCAAAATTGTGGAGAGTATTCAGAAGATAAATATTGTTGCAAAGAATGTGAACAAGAAAATTACGTTACTATGACATACGAAAAAGGATAACTTTTTTATTTGGTTTATTTTAGTTAGATTTGAAGGGTGGCTTTATTGCTACCCTTTTTTTATAAACTCATTTTTAAAAGCGTTATATAGATATGAAATTAACATTTTTAGTTCCTGATCATTTGAAAGATATTACATTAGGACAGTATCAACAATTTGAAAAATTAAACACAAAAGAAAATCAAGATAGTGTTTTTTTAATGCAAAAAATGATAGAGATATTTTGTGGAATAAAATTTGAATTAACATTAGGATTTAAATATAATGACCTTGTTGATTCTATAAAACATATTACTAATATCTTAAATGAAAAACCTAAATTAAAAAACACTTTTAAATTAGGAAAAACACAATTTGGCTTTATACCAAATTTAGACGAAATAACATTAGGAGAATATATTGACCTTGATAATTATCTTGGAAAATGGGAACATATGCATAAAGCTATGTCGGTTTTATATAGACCAGTTACAAAGAAAAAAGAAAATAGATATTTGATAGAAGAATACAAAGGAAGTATATATTCAAGGGTGATGAAAGAATGCCCAATGGATATTGTTGTGGGTTCTATGCTTTTTTTTTATCATTTAAAGAACGAGTTAATAAATCATTCCCTGAATTGTTTACACAAAGAGATAGGAACGAACCTAACTTCGGAACAGTTGAAAACTTTGCAGAAAGATGGGGGTGGTATCAATCAATCTTTGCACTCTCTAGAGGAGATATTGAAAGATTTGAACATATCTCAAAGTTAAATGTTTTTAAATGTTTAACAATGTTAACGTTTATGAAAGAAAAAAACGACATAGAAATTAGTCAAATTAAAAAGAATAAAATATGAAAAAGTCTAAAAAGAAAAAAATAGTAAATAATAAATTTTGTATTACTGAAAATTGTAAATGCGACCTACAGCCAGTATTAAATGATTTATTTCCTTATTACAGTCCAAACTGTTTAACAGAAAGTGAATTCGATCTATTAAAAGACAACCTAATTGATAAAAACGATTTAAAGGACGATAACAAGGAGATAATTACAAAAGTATATAATAGGGTATTTAAACAAAACAAAGCTTATACGGATAAAGTATATAACCAAATTCAAAGGATTTACAAAGAGTTTTTATGAGCCAACAAGGAACTAGAGCATTTTATCAGATAACGGAACAAATTAAAACGCAATTACTAGAGGATGTAAATTGCAATACAGTTACGTTTGGAAATATTACAGATATTGATTTATCTAAACAAACTATATTTCCTTTAAGTCATATAATGGTAAACAATGTTAGCTTTCCAAATAATACAATAAATTTTAATATTACAGTTATGTCAATGGATATAGTTGATGTATCTAAAGATGAAACAACAGATATATTTAGAGGTAATAATAATCTTCAAGATGTTTTAAATACTCAATTAGAAGTGCAAAATAGATTAATACACGAATTAAAAAGAGGAGATTTATTTACTAGTATGTATCAGGTTTTAGGAGAACCAAGTACAGAAGTTTTTACAGATAGATTTGAAAACGAAATAGCAGGGTGGGCGGTTACGTTTGATATAATTACAAATAATGATATTTCAATTTGCGACTAATGGAATTAAAAGAAGTAAATAAAAGATTAAATGAATTTGGAAAGTATGTTGTGCAACAAGCTAGGTCTAGATTAAGTAAAAGCAAAAAAAACAATACTAAAGAATTATACAATAGTTTATATTATTGGATAGAAGAAACTGAACAGGGATCAAAGATACGTTTTGAAATGGAAGATTATGGAATGTATCAAGATTTAGGAGTAAAAGGAAAAAATCCAAGTTTAGTAAAAAACGGAAAACAAAAAGCACCAAATAGTCCTTTTAAATATAAAACTAAAATGCCACCAATGAAGTCTTTAATGAATTGGGCAAAAAAGAAAAACATCCGCTTTAGAGATTCACAAGGAAAATACACTAGAGGTAATTATCAAACTATTGCTTTTTGGTTACAAAAAAGAATATTTGCACAAGGAATAAAACCGAGTTTATTTTTTACAAAACCTTTTGAAAAGGCATATAAAGAATTACCTGATATGTTAGCAAATGATTTTGGAATTGATTTTGATAAATTTTTAGACAGAAAATAATGAGCACAAAACTAAACGCAAGAAGTCCGTTTTATTTAAATTTAACTAAACCAACACAGACAGTACCAACTTTTGATTGTACTACTGCTAAAGGTGGATCAACTGCTAGAAACTTTGCAATTAATGATCAAGGTATTATAACATTACCTGCTTTAGATTATGGAACAATTTTAAGCTATACATCTTCTGCAGGAGATTTTTCAAATAATAAATTTGCAACAGTAGCCACACCAACAGCAAGAACGGTTACTTTAACAATAGAAATACCAACAATAGGATATACAAATAGTGCAACAGGAAATATTACTTGTGATATAGATTATACCCAACCTGCTTATGTTACTAGTGGTGGATCCGCAACTTGTTCAGGTGGTCCAACTTTAAATGGAACAATATCAACACAAGCATTAAATTCAGGAGGTGCATCTACGTCTATAAATTTAGCTAGTTTTTTTAATAGCGCAACCGAGTATATAGTTACAAATAATTATCCAACTTTTGTTCAAACAACTTTAAGTTCTTCAACGTTAGGTTTAACAAGTCAAAATATTGGAGGTAGCTATAATATAAGCGTAGAGGGTAGAGACGCATCATATCCAACAACTTGTAGCGTTACACAAAATTTTGCAGTTTCAATAACAGTTGTAGGCGTTGCTTTTACTTGTACAATAGCTGATTTAAGTGGTGGAGCAATAGCACAAGGTGGTGCAATTACTGATCCAACAGGAGGGTTAAATAGTTTTGCTAGTTCAAATTATATAAGCACAGCATCAGATGGAAGTGCATTAATTACAAGTTATTCTGCAAATGGTACTGGAAGTGATAGATCCGTTACTTTATATTTTAAAACTAAAATACCTCCTAACTATACAAACTATGCAACAGGACATTTATGGTGTGGCGTAGCTTTTGATCAACCTGCTGCTTTACCTGAATTTACTTGTGATATAGCTAATTTAACAGGAGGAGCAGTTTCAGCATTAGGTTCTATTTTAAAACCATCAGCACAATTAGGAACAGTAACTGCTACTTGGTCTCCTACAAGTTTTGCAGAAGTAGGAACAGTAACTTCAAGAACAGTTACTTTTAATGTTCTTATACCTAGTGGTTATTCTAACACAGGAGATGGAAGTCAAACAATAGCTTGTCCAGTTACAACATTTAAACAACCTGCTAATCTACCAACTTGTCCTGCAGGAGCAACAAATATTTTTTATATATCAAGTGGAAGATTAAGAGAGGGAGAATTTTATTGTGATGGTTCTTATCCTACAACAACTGAAATTAAATCAGAAGCTACAACAATCGCTCAATTAGAACCAACAGGAACAGTATGTAGTAATGGAGCACCTTTTGATGGTGGAAATTTATGGTATGCAGTACAAACTACAAACAACACATCAATAGGCACAAATTCAGGATCGTTTAATGTAATACAAATAAATTCAGAAGGAACAGTAGTAGATCAAAAACCAAGAGATTGCACAGGTAATATTGGAGGTGTTTCACCAGTTTAAAATTATATTATGGAGTTAGGAAAAGTAGAAGTAAAGTTATATGTGTACGATGGAACTAGTGGAGGTTTTGCCGATACAGACTTAAAATATACAATATCAAAAGAGAGAATAACCTCACATACAGGAATTACAATAGAAATAGCTGAACTAGTAAGAGATTATTTAACCGTTAGTTTTAATAACGATTATCCTGTTAACACAAGATGGGCAAGTGCTGTTGTTACTTATTACAATCAAGCAGGAGTTGAATTTCCTTATAATAGTCCACAGACTTTTAATTACATAGCATTAGACGGTTACGGTATTTTTGAAGATGGAGTAAATCCACAATTATCTGACAACGCTTTAATCTCCGCTAATAATATTTATTTACCTGAAAACACAACAGGGAAGTTTCCTATTTTTAGAGAGGGTGTTGGTAAAGTTATAATAGATTCAACAACTACAGAAATAACAGATAGTGGAAATTCAAATCAAAAAATACAATATATAACCATACCTGTTAACAGTAGTACTTTTAAGGTTTATGACACAGACGATCATACTTTATTAAAAACAGTTACTATTCATAATATTTGTGAACCAAAATATACACCTTATAAAGTTACATTTGTAAACAAATTTGGTGCGTTTCAAGATGTTTATTTCTTTAAAAAAACAGTAGAAAAATTTGATATAACAGACGAAAACTATAATAGAAATATAATATCTAATTCAAGTTATAATACCTACGACAATGAAAGACAGAGATATAATTTAAAAAGTAAAACTTCATTAATATTAAATACAGGATTTATTCTAGAGGACGCAAATGTAACGATTGAAGAATTATTTTTAAGCGAAAATGTATGGATTAGATACAACAGTAAAACATTACCAATAATACCAAAAAGTAAAAACTTTGAATATAAAACATCATTAAATGATAAGCTAATTAATTATACAGTAGATTTTGAATTTGCTTTCGACAAGATTAACAATGTTAGATAATGTTAAGACTACAGCTTTATATAGAAGAACAAGAAATAGAATTGTTTAAAGACGAAAGTATTACTTTAACACAATCTATTCAAGACGTAAGAGACATATCAAAAGTATTTACAGATTACACAAAAACATTTAGCGTACCTGCATCACGGACTAACAATAAAGTATTTAAGCATTTTTATAATTTTAATATTGATGGTTACGATCCAAGATATAAAAGACCATCGGAATTACATTTAAATTATAAGCTATTTAAAAAAGGAAAAATAAAACTTGAAACAGCAGAATTAAGAAATAATAAACCGCATACCTATAAAATTACTTTTTATGGAGATACAATTAATTTAAAAGATAGTTTAGACGAAGATCAATTAAGTGTATTAACAGAATTAAACGTAGGTAATTTTGATTATTCAGACGCTAATATTAAAACGTATATGGCTGATGGATTAGACGTAACGATAGGAGACGAAAAAATTACTGATGCTGTTGTTTTCCCTTTATTAACTCATACTGCTAATTTAGGTTGGAAAAATGGTACTTCAAATTTTTCTGATGGTAGTTATAATTTAAATTCTGCAGTAGGAGGTTCTAACGGAGTACCACTTACAGAATTAAAACCTGCTATAAAAATACACGCTTTAATAAAAGCTATTCAGGAACATTATCCTTTATTAAACTTTAGTACAGATTTTTTTACTATTCCATCAACTACTTCAATATATGATTCTCCTTATGGAAGTCTTTATATGTGGTTACATTCTAGAGAGGGAACTATGTTTGGAGAGTTTACTAGTTATCCAGTTTTATTTAACACAGGAACAGTAAAAGGAGATATAGCTAAAATGGGTGCACCAACAACAAATTATTATTCTAATACTGCTAGTACTTTTGATCCAAGAGAAATGAGCGTAACAGTAAGACCATCTGACACAGACGATGAATATAATTTAGTAGTTAAAAAAGACGGAATAGAATTTAAAAGATATGATGGTTTAACTAATGTAACAACTAACGGTGCAGCAACAAATGTAAATTTTTCAATATTTGGAATTCAAACAGGAGATTATACTTTTTTTATAGAAAGTAAAACTGCTAATACTTTTACAATATCAGTTACGGTGGTACAAGGAAGTTTGTTTAATTTTGTAAAACCACCAAAAATAATGTTTACTGGACAAGCAAGTGCAGGTGCTGTTAAAAAAGTAGATTTAGCATCTCATTTGCCTAAAATAAAAATATTAGATTTTCTTACTGGACTATTTAAGATGTTTAATTTAACTGCATATCAAGATACTAGTGGAGTAATTAATGTAAAAACATTAGACAGTTATTATAGTGATTCAACAACCTATTGGGATATTACAGAAAACGTAGATAAAAAATCAAATAAAGTTGATACTATTATTCCTTATAAAAGAGTAAATTTTTCTTACGAGGGCACAGGTACGTTTTTAGCTAATCAACATAACGATATAGCAAAACAAAGTTGGGGAGAATTAAGCTACGTTGCAAACACAGATAAAAGAACAGAGGGACAAACTTATGAAGTTAAACTTCCTTTTGAGCATATGAAGTTTCAACACATAAGAAATGATACAACAGGTGCTGATACAGGATTTCTTTTTGGTAGATGTGTAGATGAAAGCGGAAACTCTTATTTGGGAAAACCTATTTTATTTTTTGTTAACACTAGTATTATAAGTTTTGGAACAGTAGGTTCTATTGCTGTTTATACACAAGCAGGAGCAAAAGAAACTGTAAGTTTACCTTATTATCCATCGAATCATTTAAATTCTTGGTGTACCAAAGGATCAACAACTACTGCAACAAGTCCTTTTAGTGGTTTTACTTTTGATGCACAAAATATACATTTTAACGCTGAAATAAGTGAGAGGTGTGGACTTCCGAATGAAAAAACATTATTTAAAACTTATTACGAAACTTATGTAAAAGATTTATTTGATGATAGAAAAAGACTTACAACTATAAAAGCGTATTTACCTATTAAGGTTACTGAAAAAATAACACTAGCCGATAAAATAATATTAACAGACAATGCTTATAAAATAAACAAACTTACTACAAACTTCGAAAATAATTTAAGCACACTAGAATTAACTAATACGCTTGATGAAAGAACATATGATACAACAATGTGGACATTAGCTTGTGATCTTACTGCAGACAATGGTAAATCTTTAAATCATCAAGACTTTAAAAATGTAACAGTAGATCAAACTTGTAAAGCAGGAGGGTTTGATATATTACCTTTAAATACAGGAATGGTTAGTCCACAACCTGCAAACTTACCTAAACAATTAACAAATAATCCTTTAACGGTAGCTGCACCTCAATACAATGAATTAAATGTATATTCAGCAACAACAGTTATTACATTTACTTGGAATGTTGAAAGCGCAGGGTTAATTGATAATAACCAAGAAATGATACAAGAACACGGTGTGTTTATAACTACAACTGAAAGTAATTTAAAAGATTCTAGAGGTCTTGAAATTTTTGATTTAGATGTTTTAAAAAGCAAAGCAGGTGTTGAAAATTTTTATAGTACTAATATAACTAAACCATATACAGGAGGAAGTAAAAGCACACCAGTAGATAATAATAAAGCATTGTTTGTAGGACAAAGAACTTCCTCAACAAAATATTATTATAAATTTTATATAAGAACTATTAGTCCAACCCTTTCGCCGAAATATAATATTGCAGATACACAATCAGGAATAGGAGAAATAACAACACAATGATACAGACAATAACAGAACTTTTATCAATAATAAAAAAACACAAAGTTACAGGTCGTTATATAGATATAGCATTAGGAAAAAATAAATATCCTGAAACTATGAAAGAAGCGTACAACCAATTTAAAAAAGAATTATGGCAAAAGTAACAATAGATATTGAAGCTAAATATAAAGAAGCAGCATTTGATATTGAACAATTAAATAAAGAGGTTGAAACTTTAGAAGAAAAGAACAAAAAATCTAATGAAGCACTTGATAAACATATTAAAAAAATTAGCAAATCTTCTTCTATTGCTAAAAAAGGTTTAAAAGGACTAGGACGAGGTATTTTGGGCGTAGGTAAAGCTATTAAAAAAGCAGGAATAGGACTTTTAATTGCAGCTTTAGGAGTATTAGCTAATGGGTTAAGAACTAATCAAACCGTTATAGATGGTTTTAATGTAGTTTTAGGAACTATTACAGACGTTGGTAAACAAGCAGCACAGATGTTTGTGGATATGTTTAAAAGAGTTTCAGAAGCTACTGGAGGTTTTGATGCTTTACAAAAAGTAATAGGAGGAGCATTTACTATTTCTTTAAATTTAATAGTTGGATTAATACAGGGTATTACATTAGGAATACAAGAAACTCAATTATGGTGGGAGAAATCAATATTTGGAGGAAAAGATGCTGATAAAATAAAAGAATTACAATCTAATATTGATGAAACAAAAGAAAAATTATCCGAAACAGGAGAAAGTATTTCAAATGCAGGTAAACAAATAAAAGACAATTTTGTTGAAGCAGTACAAGAAGTTGGAAGTCTAGCAAAAGGCGTTGCCGAAACAACACAAAAAGCAATAAAGGAAATAGATGTAGAAGCAGCCAAAGAAAGATCAAAAACAATAGTCCAATTACAAAAAGATGCGCAGTTAGCAATAGCAGAAAATGAAAAACTTCAATTAAAATATCAAAGAGAAGCAGAATTACAAAGGCAAATAAGAGACGATGTTACAAAAAGTATAGAGGATAGAACAAAAGCAAATAATAAATTAGGAACTATTTTAGATGAACAAGAAAAATTACAAAAGAAAAATGCTCAAATAAATGTAGATTTAGCAACAGAGAAACTTGCTCTAGATAAAGACAATATAGAATTACAAGTAGAAAAAATAAATGCCGAAAAAGAATATATAGATGTTTTAGAAAGTGTTGCAGGGTTTAGAAGTGAGCAAATGACAAACCAATCAGCTTTACAATTAGAAGAAATTGATTTAATAAAAAGTAAAACAGAAGCCGAAAACACAAGAGAGATACAAAGAAAACAATTTGAAGCAGAACAGCTATCAACAGAATATGAAAGAGTTGCAGCATTAAGAGTATTAGCAGACGAGGAAAGAGAAATAGAAGAACAAAGACTTTTAGATAATATTTCAAAATATAAAGAGGGAACACAAGCAAGACAAGATGCGGAACAGGAATTATTAAATTTTAAAGAACAAGCTGATCAAAAAGAAATTACACTAGACAAAATAGTACAACAAGAAAAATTAAAATTAACATCTGATACTTTTGGACAATTAGCAAGTATTTTAGGAAAAAATAGCGCAGCAGGTAAAGCTGCAGCAACAGCACAAGCTGTAATAAATAGTTATTTAGCTTTTACAGATGTTTTAAAAACGCCTACAACTATTCCTGAACCTTTTGGGAGTATTCAAAAAGCAATTAGTGCAGCGAGTATTTTAGCATCAGGTTTACAAACAGTAAAACAAATAAATGCAGTACAATTACCTGCAGGTAGTGGTGGAGGTGGTGCATCTAGTGGTAGTGCTCCGTCTGCAGGTCAAGCACCTAGTATAAATGTAGTCGGTGCAGCACCTGAAAACCAACTAGCACAAGCGTTAGGAGAACAAGAACAAAAACCAGTAAAAGCATTTGTAGTAAGTAGTGATGTTTCTACTGCTCAATCGTTAGATAGAAATATAATAGATAATGCGTCTATTGGTTAAAATCAATTATAAGAATTAAATACGTTATATAAAAAAACAAGGTAATGAAAATAGTAGAATTAGTTTTAGACGAGGAAGATGAATTAAATGGAATTGAAGCAATTAGTATTGTAGAAAATCCTGCAATAGAAGAAGATTTTATTGCATTAAAAGATCAGCAAATAAAACTTGCAGAAGTAGATAAGGAAAAAAAGATATTAATGGGAGCATTATTAATTCCTAATAAACCCATTTACAGACAAAGCGGAGATGAAGAATATTATATTTATTTCAGCAGAGATACTGTTTTAAAAGCATCACAAAAATATCTTAAATCAGGCAACCAAAAAAACAGCACTTTAGAACATCAAATGAATATACAAGGATTAACACTTGTTGAAAGTTGGATAAAAGAAGATAAGGTACACGATAAATCTGTTAAATATGGTATGGATGTTCCTGTTGGAACTTGGCTAGGAAGTGTTAAAGTTGATAATGATGAAGTTTGGGAAAACTATGTAAAGACTGGTCTAGTAAAAGGATTTAGTATTGAGGGATACTTTGCTGATAAAGCCGAATCTCCAAAAGACAAAGGTATTAAAGAAGAAGCAGAAGAATTAATAGAAAAAGTTAAAAAAATAATAAGTGAGTAAATATTCAATTAAACCACAAAGACACAGAAGTAGTTCTCCCAGAAGTTCAAAAAGAGGATGCTTATGTAGAGACGGTTCTTATTCAAGAAAATGCTGTGATGGAAATTATTTTTCACAAGGAATAGGAAAAGTTTAATGTATTAAAAGATAGATGGTTACAGTCTTAAATACAAAATAAATAATAATTAACGTAATATAAATATGAAAAATCCAGTAGAAATGCTTAAAGATATAAAAAAATTATTGGGTGTAGAACTTTCTGAAACAAAAGAGGTTAAACAAGAACCTAAAGAAACGAAAGAAATAGTTTTGGCTCAATTAAATTTAGAAAATGGTACTATTCTTGAATCAGAGATATTTGAGAAAGGCAACGAAGTTTTTATTCTAACAGAAGACGAGAAAGTGGCTCTTCCTGTTGGGGAATATAAACTTGAAGACGGAAGAACTTTAGAAGTAACAGAAGAGGGAATAATTAATTCTATCGAAGTTAAAGCAGAAGAATCTCCAGAGGAAGAAGAAAAAGAGGAGGAAGATATGGAAGAAGAAAAATATCCAACTCGTGAAGAATTTGATGCTCTTAAAGAAATGGTCGAGGGAATAAAAGAAGTAATGGGCGAAAAAAAGGAGGAAGAAGAAGAAGAATTAAAAGCTGAACTTTCTAAACCTGCAACGCAACCTATTAAACATACTCCTGAACAAAAAGAGATCAAAAAAGTATTACACGCACAAAAAAGAGGTAATAATACTTTAGATAGAGTTATGAGTAAAATATTAAATAAATAATTATAAAAAATGGCAACAACAACAACAATAAGTAATGATGTAACTCGTATTTTTCACAAATACGAAGCAATAACAGTAGGTGCTTCTTTGACAGATGCTGATAGTGGCAAAGTGTTTAAAGTAAGTGGTACAGGTGGAACAGTTACACTACCTGCACCAAAAGAGGGTTTTAATGTAAAATTTATAACAACAGGTGGATTAACTTCTGCAAACACAGTAATAGCAGGAGGAACTGCTGACGTAATGGAGGGTAGTATTATAGTAGCAGGTGCAGTAGTAGATGTAGATGCAGCTGATCAACTTAATTTTGTACACACAGCAGATAATTTAGGCGATTTTGTAGATATATGGTCAGACGGATCAAATTACTATGTTTTCGGAAATGCTCTAGAGAGTGGAGGAATTACAGCTACAGGATAATTAATTAATAATAAATAAAAAAAAATGGCAACAACTAATACAATAACTACAACGTATGCAGGCGAATTTGCAGGCGAGTACATTTCGGCAGCTTTACTTTCAGGAGATACGTTAGATAATGGCGGAATTACAATTAAACCAAATGTTAAATATAAAGAGGTAATTAAGAAAATTGCAACAGACGGTATTGTGAAAGACGCAACGTGTGACTTTGATCCAAGTTCAACTGTTACATTAACAGAAAGAATTATAACTCCTACTGAATTGCAGGTTAATTTACAATTATGTAAAAAAGACTTTCATTCAGATTGGGAAGCTGCTCAAATGGGATATTCAGCATTTGATAGTTTACCTCCTAAATTTAGTGATTTTCTAATTGGACACGTTGCAGCGAAAGTAGCACAAAAAACAGAACAAACTATTTGGAATGGTGCTGCAGCAACTGCAGGAGAGTTTGGAGGATTTAAAGAACTATTATTAGCTGATGGGGATGTAAACGATGTTACAGCAACTACTGTTACTTCTGCGAATGTAGTAGCACAGCTTGGTGCAATAGTCGATGCAATTCCGTCAACACTATATACTAGTGAAGATTTAAATTTATATGTTTCTCAAAATATTGCTAGAGCATACGTGAGAGCATTAGGAGGATTTGCAACTAATGTAGGTGCAGCAGGTACAGACAATAAAGGGACACAATGGTTTGAAAATAACCTTTTATCTTTTGACGGAGTAAAGATTTTTGTCGCTAATGGTTTAGCTGATAACACAGCAGTAGCAGCAGAAAAAACAAATCTATTTTTCGGTACTGGTTTACTTTCAGATCAAAACGAAGTAAAAGTGATAGATATGGGAGATATCGATGGTTCGCAGAATGTAAGAATCGTAATGAGATATACAGCAGGAGTTCAATATGGTATCGGAGGAGATATTGTTTTATACTCGTAATAAATAAATTAACCAATAAAATAGGGTGGGTAAGATTATATCTACCTACCCTTTTTTAATTAAAATAAAATAGATATGGCTTGCGATTTAACGTTGGGTAGAAAAGAACCTTGTAAGGACGTAGTTGGAGGAATTAAAGCAGTATATTTCGTAGATTTCGGAGATATGGGAACTTTAAGTATTTCAAACGATAACCTTGTAGATGCAACAGGTACTTTTACTGCCTTTAAATATGAACTAAAAGGAAATAGCAGTTTTGAACAAACTGTTAATGCATCAAGAGAAAACGGTACAGTTTTTTACGAACAAACCTTAAATTTAACTTTAAAGAAACTGACAAAAGAAGATAACCAGGAGTTAAAATTATTGGCTTATGGAAGACCACAGGTGGCGATAGAAGATTATAATGGTAATTGTTGGTTTATGGGTAGAGAAAATGGAGCAGATGTTTCAGGTGGTACAATAGTAACAGGAGCAGCGATGGGTGATTTAGTAGGATATACACTTACTTTAACAGGACAGGAGACCTTACCTGCTAACTGGATGAACAACGCAACTAGCGGAAATCCTTATGCAGGATTAAGTAGTGCGTCACCTACGATTACACAAGGTACTAATAGTTAATATTTTTTCATTTGTTTGTTAAATTAAGGGGGGTTTTTGCTCCCCTTTTTTTGTTTAGTATTAAAATAGTTATTAATAAATTTGGATAAGTCATTTATTTTTATTATCTTTATAATAAGTTCTTTGACATACTGAAACAATTAAACAAATTAAAAATGACTAGATATAGAATTTACCAAAAGGATGCTGATAGTCCAAATGAATGGATTGAAATTAGCGTTCAAAAATTTTTAGAACTTACTGAAGGTAGGGGTGCTTATAAAAAAGGTACTGCTCTTGAAGCTATAAAAAGTTCTATGAAAATTAGAACAAATTTTTCATTTTTTAAATTAGATAATCCAAGAGGGTTTGAAAATTTATTTAATTATTAAAGTCTTAAAATTTAATATGGAATTTAAATTTAATTAAAATGAGTTATATTAACACAAACGTAGACATAATTTATGAATTACGTGATAACCAAAAAGGCACTTTATTAAAGGATAGTTATATTTTAGATGATTTAAAAGAATATCAATTAAAAAATTATTCAACTAAAAATACATACATTGAAGAGCATACTATTAGGTTAATTGAGTAATAAAAATAAACAGGACAGCAGAAATGTTGTCCTTTTTTT